GACCAAATTGAACAATGCAGATTGTAGAATTCTTGGGCTTGGTGAAAAGAAAAGACGAAAAAAGACTGACCCTATTCAGGTTCAGCAAAATTCTTTGGAGGATTTTCTATGAGAACGAGAGGATTTAATAAGGCTACAGAAGAAATTATGAAAATTTTGAAACGAGAGGGACCGAAATCTACAAGTGAATTGAAACATTTGCTTGAGTTAACACCTCATTTAAAAAATACTTGCATTACTTCTAATCGTATTGCTCAGTATATGCGAAGAAAGCCTTTTGTAGTAGTAGATAGAAATGCCAACAGAACAAAAATATACGCAGTAGAGGAATAAAAATGCTATGGACAGAAAAATATAGACCAGAAAAATTAAGCGACATTGTAGGACAAGAACATTTTACAATGGATGCAGAAACGTGGATTGAAGAAAACAATATGCCCAATGTGCTAATGTACGGAAATGCGGGGCTTGGTAAAACAGCCGCCGCAATCGCGTTAGCAAGGTCATTATTGGGGGACAATTTTAAAGACAACTTTTACGAATTGAACGCTTCAGACGATAGGAGACTTGAAACTGTAAGGACTACAATTAAAGAGGTTGCTCAAAGTAAAACATTAGGTGGAAGTGCTTTCCGCATTCTTCTTCTTGATGAAATGGGCGGAATGACAAAGGATGCTCAAAACTCATTGAAGAGAATTATGGAAAGATACGCAGACAATATTCGTTTTATTATTACCTGCAACGATAGAAACAAAATCATCTATCCTCTTCAAAGCCGATGTGCAAACTATCGTTTCAGACCCCTCTCTAATGAAGCCATGATTGAAGTATTACAATCAATCATCCAAAGAGAAGGTTTGAGGTCATTTAGTGATGATGAATTGTTGTCCTTTATATATGACTTAAACGGTGATATGCGTAGGGCAATCACCGAACTACAGGCCGCTAAAGCCAGCAATTACACATTGTCTAAGCAAATTGAAGAATCAAATAAAGAATATACAAATATTATGCAAATGATTATTGAGCGCAATTCCAACAAAGCCTTAACCACACTCCATCAAATGCTTTACGATGGACGCTCGGTTAAGGAGATATGCAACGGATTGCACAATACTCTACTTAACATGGAGGGTTTAGAAGTCGGAATGAAATTTAAATTTTTGCGTGTTATTGGAGAAACAGAATGGCGTTCCCCGACCATGACCCCAAGAGTAATTTTATCTTGGATGGTAGGACAGTTAATCTGAGGGGAAAAACAAAAAACAAAAAAACAAAAAAGGAAGTGAAAAAATGGAAGAAAAAATTAAGACAGCAATTGAAAAGAGTCTGCAATATCTGAATGTCTCTTTTGATGAAGCCCATCAAAAGTTTGTCAGTATTTGTGAAGAGAACAATGTCGGACAAGAAGAACCTTTGGCTTTGAGCCTTTGGCGAAATTATGTCTCTCAAGGCATTAGAGCAAGCAAGCGT